TGCTGGTCCACAACATTTTGTTGTTGCATTCCGACAATATTTTCTTCCTTTCGCTGCGTGGTTAATGCACAATCGTATTGATAATGAAATTGCCGTTGGAACCAATGTTTATTCTCAAGATTGGGAGAGAATAGCAAAACGAATGAAAATGAAAGGTAGTCATGTGATCGCTGGTGACTTTGGAAACTTCGACGGTTCTCTGGTTGCGCAGATTTTATGGGCAATCTTTTGGGAAATATTTGTAACATGGCTCTCTCAATTCATTGATTTTGAAACCCCGGTTGGAGAACGAACTATTCGCGTTTGTTTAGGCTTGTGGTCACATCTGGTGCATTCTGTGCATATTTATGACGATAATGTTTATATGTGGACGCATTCTCAACCGTCTGGTAATCCATTTACGGTTATAATTAATTGCTTATACAATTCTACTATTATGCGTTTATCTTGGATTCGTGTTATGGAGAAATTTCAACCACGGTTGCGGTCAATGAAATGGTTCAACGAGTATGTTGCTTTAATAACTTACGGAGATGACAATGTTTTAAACATTGACGCCAAGGTTGTGCAGTGGTACAATCAAGTAACGATAAGCGAGGTCATGGCTGAGATGAAACATGAGTATACAGACGAAGCTAAAACTGGTGAAATTGTTAAAACCCGAAAGTTGGAAGATATTTTCTTCCTCAAACGGAAATTTAGATTTTGTCCGGAACTAGTGCGCACTGTTGCCCCACTCAAGATTGAAGTAATTTACGAAATGTTGAATTGGACCCGAAAATGTGCTGACCCAAACGTTATATTAATGACGAATATTGAGACGGCTTTTCGAGAGATTGTTCTTCATGGGCGTGAGGAATACGACAAGTTGCGTAGAGCAATTACAGGTTTGAGGGTACCTGGGGATTTACCTGAAAATCCTTTGATTCTTCCGTACGAGGATTATTTGCATGATGTCAAACATCTTGCGGATCCTATGTATGATTTTTGACTAAGATGTGATCTTGTGTTGTTATACAAATGCGAGAGGTTAATAAAAACAACATACTGCTATCTTAGAATATGGGTGGGCTATTTAGTCTTACTTACCCAGGATGCCCAGCAGCGTTCCTGCAATATCCAGGGTACCCTCTCTGCTTTCTATATGTTTAGGTTGACGATAGAATTAAGCAATAGACCTGCTAACTTTCAAACAAACAATAACAATATTGAAGACGAAGATCGGAAAATTACTTCTGAGCAAAAGGAAATTGTACACTTTTCTAGTGAAGGAGTTACCCCTAGTACCACTGCGGTGCCTGATATCGTTAACCTTTCAACAGATTATTTGTCTATGACTACACGTGAGGAGAGGATTCATACTATTAAAGATTTTCTTTCTCGACCTATAATTATTCAGACTGGTTTGTGGAATTCTACTGGTACTTTATCTACCGCTGGTTCTCAATTATATACTGCTAATTTCCCAGAAGTTCTAATTTCAAATGCTATGTATCAAGAGAAATTAAGAGGTTTTGTTGGCTTAAGAGCTACACTTGTTGTTAAGGTGCAGGTAAATTCTCAGCCGTTCCAGCAAGGTAGATTGATGTTACAATATTATCCTTACGCGCAATATATGCCGAATCGAGTATCTCTTGTTAACTCCACGCTTCAAGGTCGCTCGGGCTGTCCACGTACAGATTTAGATTTAAGTGTAGGCACTGAAGTTGAAATGCGCATACCATATGTTTCCCCTCATGTTTATTATAACCTTATTACTGGGCAAGGTTCTTTTGGTGCAATATATCTAGTTGTATATAGTCAATTAAGGGATCAGATTTCTGGCACGGGGTCTGTAGAATATACAGTTTGGGCTCATCTGGAGGATGTTGACGTTCAGTATCCTACTGGAGCGAACGTCTTCACCGGTAGCGCTCCTAATTTTGCCAATCTCGGACAGAAAATGATTGAGGGTAACTTTAGTGAGGCAGATCTGCGTGAGGCTTGGGAAACTAAATCTTTCCAGAAGAGTCCCGATAAAATCTTTGCACAAGTAGCTTCTGAGATAAAAGAAATTAAGGAGAATGGTACTGTAAGTGCTGGTATTGGTCAAGTTTCAGAGGGTTTAAGTACTATGTCTAGAATTCCTATTTTAGGTAATTTGTTTACACGACCGGCCTGGATTTCTGCTCAAGCTTCTAACATTTTTAAAATGCTTGGATTTTCCAAACCCACTATACAAGGTTTACCATGTGAGACAAAATTGAGAGGTCAAGTTCGAATGACGAATTTTGATGGTGTGGACACTTCTCACAAGATGGCTCTTTCTGTGCAAAATGAAATAGAAACTAAATCCGGACTTGCTGGAACGTCTGCTGATGAGATGGATCTTTCTCACGTATTATCTGTTCCTAATTTTTGGGACAGGTTTACATGGTCTACTTCTGACTTGACTGGTACAAAGCTTTGGGACAATTACGTTACACCAATGAAAATTAAACCGGTTTCCACAAACATTACCGACCGATTTGTTACTACACATATGGGTTATGTTGCAAATACTCATGGTTATTGGAGAGGTTCTATTGTATACACTTTTAAATTCGTCAAAACTCAGTTTCATTCTGGTCGTTTGCGCATTAGTTTTATTCCTTTCTATTACAACACCACTATTTCGACGGGCGTGCCTGATGTTTCTCGTACTCAGAAAATCATTGTGGATTTGCGAACTTCTACTGAAGTATCTTTCACCGTTCCTTACGTTTCTTCTCGTCCTTGGATGTTTTGTATTCGACCGGAATCATCTTGGTTGGGTACTAACAATGCTATGATGTTCAATGCAGTATCTGGAATAGTGCGAGTGGAAGTTCTAAACCAACTTGTTGCAGCAAATAACGTGTACCAATCCATAGATACAATAGTTGAAGTCAGTGGTGGTCCAGATCTTACTTTTGCTGCACCTTCAGCACCTTCATATGTCCCTTATGCTGGATCACTATCTGCAGTTGCGGATGACCGGAAAGAAGAAGAGCGAAAGCAGGAGTATGATAATAATATTCCTGCAGTTGTAACACCAAAAATTGTTGCACAAGTTATGGGCGAAAACGAGGCTATAGCTAGGAATGATGCTCAACATGGAGTTCATCCTATGCCAATAGACACTCACACCATCTTCTCTAATTGGTCTCCAGAAGCGCACTGTGTTGGTGAAAAGATAATGTCGATTCGGCAACTAATTAAACGCTTTGGACGATTTTTCTCTACTGACATGACGAGTACTAATCCACAGACAATTATTGCTCCTTTTTCTGTTCCTTCTCCAGTTACCACGGTTACATCGCACAAGACCTTTGCTATGTTCGAATATTATTATTTCATTTACGCTTTTTGGCGAGGTTCTATGCGCATTAAAGCTACTAACATTATCACACCTACTTCTGCTGCAGCACGCAAAGGAGATTTTAATATAATGTATCTTTTTAATACAGTTCAGGATGCTTTCAATACAGTTGTCAATGCTTTTGCTAATGGTGTACCAGTTCAATTGGCAAATTTGGCTTCTAATGGTCTTACTAACATGGGAACTTCTGCTGTTGTTATTGACCAGCAATTGGAAGGAATGACCGAAGTAGAAGTTCCGTATTATAACATTTCACATATTAGTCCAGCTACTACTTATGATTCAGATGCGGCTCCTCCATTGTCTGTTACCGATGTTTTGCGTGGTCATGTTCCACCTGCTGTTTTACTCATGCAACCACATGGAGCTATATCCGCTACTGCCAAAAATACTGCCGATTTCTGGCGCGCGCCAGGCGATGATTTTTCTCTCATGTACATCGTTGGCGTGCCTCCTTTGGTGAACGTTGTTCGCCCTTAAACTCCCTTACTATTCTTTATCCTGTC